GGCGGTTTCTGTTTGTTCAGCAGTGTCACAACACCGTATAGAAAGAAAAGAAGAGCGGGTGTTGTGACGGCAGCGCGGGTTTGGCGACGGTGGGGAAAAGAAAACCCCGCGCTTGTTAGGCGCGGGGGGTTCGGGTCGGGTTCGTTGATTAGATGAGGCGCATATCTTTCAGTGCTTGTCGCAACTCGTCGTTCTGCGCCGCTTCCTCAAGGTTGCGGAACCGGAAGATGTGTCCGTAGTGCGGTTCGCCGACGATGCCCGACCAAACGGAGAGGTGCACGATAATCTCATCCTCGGTCTGATAAACGTAGTAGGTCTTTCCGTCAATTACGTCCTCGAACCATCCGATTTCCTCAGCGATTATTTCGGTAACCGTGTACTTGCTGGTGTCGTCGCCTGGCAGAAACGTTCGCTCGCCTTCCCAAATTCGATAGTTCTGCATTTTGGTTACCTCCTGTGAAGTGGTGTTGATTTACTGTGACTATACTATACCACATCCCGCGTCGGTTGTCAATACCCAATTTTCGAGATTTTCGCCGCGATTTTGTGACTTGACAATCCGGCGCGCGTGTGGTATACTGAGTGCGTAGTCGATCATCAGAAAGGAGTACCCCGATGCCCAAGCGACGTTCAACCCCCGCACCGCGCCCAGCGCGCGAAATCGTTATAGACTCCGGTGATGATTTCAAAATCATCTTCGACCGCGAGACGCGCGACTACGCGGTCGAGTACCGCGGCGAGCCGGTCGGCTGGCGACCGACCGAAGCCGAGGCGCGGCGTCTGGTCGAGACACTGCGCTACGAGGAAGCGAAGCGCGAGTAACAGACGATCCCCCCTCCTCCTCCCAGAAGCCCCGTCGGCAACGGCGGGGTTTCTGGTTGTTCAGCAGCGTCACAACACATCATCTTCTTTTATTTATACGCAGTGTTGTGACACCCGCCGCACCACCTGAAAGTAGTACTCCCCCGCGCCCGCCGTCGGATCATCAGCAGTGTCACAACACTCTATAGAAATAAAAGAGAAGCAGGTGTTGTGACACCCCGCGCGCCGCCGCGATCTGGTGTACGAAAACGCGGCGCTTCTCCGGTACAATTAAAGTGAGGGGCACACAGCGCCCCGCTGAAGAGAGAGAGAGGAGTAGGAGGAGGAGATGAACCTTCCCTTTTCACAACCGTTGGACAAAGTGACCTACGGCGCGTTGGCCGCCGCAACCGTCATCATTCTCACGTGGGCGCTGCGTGAGTTTGTCGGGATTGATCTGCCAGCAGAGGTGCAATCGGCGCTGGCGGTCATCTTCGGCTACGTCGTCTCGTATCACATTCCGCTAAGTGAGGTTGAGGCTAAAGCAATCGCTCAGACGTTCTACCGCAAATGACCGTTGACGAACTGCTGACAGACGAAGCCCGCGCTGCGGTGTTGCGCGCGCTGCTGATGATCGTTCTCAACGAGAGCGACCCCGCAAGCGCGCGCGTTGCCGCCGCGCGGCTTTTTCTGTCGCAGTTCGATGAGCAACCGAACGCCGAACGGGACGTACTGGTAATTGTCGATGAGGCGGCGCTCGTCAAAACGGTATGAGATACGCTTGCCCCAGCTGCACGCCGACCAGCGCGCGGTTGCGGAACAGACCCGCGACGCGCGGTTTGTGCATTTGCGCGCCGGGCGGCGGTGGGGGAAATCGCACTTATTGGCGCGAATGCTGGTCGAAGCCGCGTTGGTGCGACGGCAGACGGTCGGGTATTTCGCGCCGACATACAAGTTGATGCTGCCGGTCTGGGAACAAGTACGGTACGTGCTCCGCGCGCCGGTTGCTGATGAACACAAAGCAGAGCGGCGGATCGACACATCGACCGGCGGGCGCGTCGAGTTCTGGTCGCTCGACAATGAGGACGCGGGGCGGTCGCGCGGGTACGATCTGATTGTGGTGGACGAGGCGGGGTTGGTACGCAATCTCGAAACAATCTGGCGCGAAAATCTGATCCCCGCGCTACTTGACCGGCGCGGGCGCGCGGTGCTGGCGGGAACGCCGAAGGGGAAGGGGGATTTCTGGCGTATCCACCAGAGCGCGATAGAAAACCCGCGCTGGGCGACGATCCGGCGTTCAACGAGTGACAATCCGCGTCTCGACCCCGCCGACATCGCGCTGCTGCGATCTGCAATGACCGAACGCGCCGCGCGTCAAGAATTGGACGCCGAGTTCCTCGACGACGGCGGCGCGGTGTTCCGCAACGTTCGTAGTTGTGTCGGCGAGATCGCGCGCAGCGGCGAGGCGGCGATTATCGGCGTTGACTGGGGGCGCTACGAGGACGCAACCGTATTCGCTGCGCTCGATCCGCAGACGCGCTGCGTCGTTGATGTTGATCGTCTGGTTGATGCAGATTTTGCAACGCAACGCCGGGCGCTGCTGGCGTTCTGGCAGCGGAACGGGTGCGGCGCGGTGATTGCGGAGGCAAACAGCATCGGCGCGCCGAACATCGAAGAATTGCAGCGCACCGGGCTGCCCGTCCAGGCGTTTACAACGACCGTCGCCAGCAAGACGCTGTTGGTTGACACGCTGGCGCTGGCGCTGGAGCAGCGAACGATTGTGCTGCCGGAGTTGGACTGGCTGCTCAACGAGTTAGAGATGTATAGCGTCGAGATCGGCGCGTCGGGTCGGATGCGCTACAGTGCGCCGGAAGGCTGTCACGACGATGGCGTAATTGCGCTGGCGCTGGCGGTGTGGGGCGCGGCGCGCGGCGCCGAGGTGTTGTTTGATGTCTAAGCCGGTTGCACAATTGGTGTTGTCGCAGAGCGAGCGCTACGACATCAAGGCGCTGAACCTTGAAGATTTTCTTCCGACCGCGTGGACAAGCGTGTTCACCGGTGACGGCGACGCGGTTGACGTAGAGACGGCGTATGAGCGCGTCGCGGTGGTGCGCACGGCGGTGACGTTGCGCGCCAATGCGCTGGCGTCGCTGCCGTGGGAGATCACCACCCGGCGCGGTACGCTGGTCGCGTTTGACGCAGAGAGGTTGGCGGCGCTCATTCGCGGCGTCGAGATCGATCTGTGTCTGTACGGCGCGGCGTATCTCCTGCGCGACCCCGCCGCGCCGCTCGGTCTGCGTCGTCTGCACCCCCGCACCATCACCCCGGTCACCGAAGCGAAGCGCGGGCTGGTCGGGTTCACCCGCCGCGTGAACAACGTTGAAGTTCGACTTGAGCCGGAAACCGAACTGCTGCACATCTGGGAGCCGTCGGTACGCAGCGAAGTTGAACCCGGCGCCGGGCTGGTGACGACCGCGCTGCTGCAAGCCCGCACACTACTTGCGGCGGAGCGGTACCAGAGCGCATATTTCGAGCGTGGCGCGGTGCGCCCGACGGTGTGGATGTTCGCCCAGCGTCCCACCGACGCCGAGCGGTCGCGGTTCGAGCAGTGGTTGCGGCAGTTGGTCGGCGGCATCCGCAACGCATTTCGGCATCTTGCGCTGTCGAGCGAGATAAAGACGGTGACGTTGGGAGACAAACTTTCCGACGTTATTCAGCCGGAACTGCTCCAGCGCGCGGCGGAATTGATGTTGACTGCGTTCCAGGTTCCGATGTCGTTGGTCTTCAGCAACGCCAGCAACTACGCAACCGCGCTGCGCGACTACCAAACGTTTGTTCTTCTCACAATACTGACCAGAGCACGCGAAATTGCGGCGATGCTGCAACCGCACTTTACGGCGTACAACCAAACGCTGCGCTGCAACGAGGCGCGCATCGACGCGGTGCAGAACTCGGAGTTGGAGAAGGCGGAAGCCATCCAGCGCCTGACCGGGCAGCCGGTGCTGACCCTCAACGAAGCCCGGGCGCGGCTTGATCTGCCGCAGTTTGTTGAAGACGCGGCAGACCAAGAACTGCTGCGTCTGCGTAACCGGCTGGCGATTGCGCGCGAGGCGGTTGCTGCCGGTCTCGACACGAGAACGGCGCTGCGACTTGCGGGCGTCAACGGCGCGGTACCGGAGGAAGACGCAGCGAAAGCGCTGAAGAAAGACGACGCTGAGCCGGAGTTGATGCCACACGAGCGCCAACTTTACCGCGATCTGAGACGTGCATTTCAGCAGTTGCGTCAGGTGATGCTCGACGGCGCAGATGAGATTACGGCGCAGATGTTCAACGAGACGCTCTATCCCGCGATGCGCCGCAACATCGAAACAATTGCACGTTTGTTCGCAGATGAGATGCGAGCGGAAATCGGCGTCGCGGTCAACGTCGATGCGCTGCTGGCGGACTGGGCGGAAGAAGCGACGCGCCGCCAGGTGGAAGAGTTGCTCTATCCGTACACGCGCGACTACATCGCCCGCGCGGTTGCTGCTTGGCGTCGGATGCCGGGGGCGGATCGCGTCGAACTCATCCAGATGATAGAACCGGTCGTTGGAGCGAAGCGTGCCGAGACCGTCGCCATCACCGCCGCGACCGAGGCGGCGACCGCGGGCGTGCGGGCGTACAGAGAAGGACTACGCGCCGAGCATAATCTGGAGTACGTGATGATCTGGGAAACTGCAAACGACGAGCGGGTGTGCCCGATCTGCGGCGCGCTTCACGGCAAGCGTGAAGACGAGTGGGGCGGGCGTTCCGGTCCGCCCGCACACCCGCGCTGTCGGTGCGGCGTCAGACTGGAGCGGGTAAATGCGGGTTAGCGTCTCTGTCGATCTCGACAACGCATTGCGCAAACTGCTGCCGCGTTCGGCGCAGATTGAGGCGGCGCTTGACGCGGGCGCGGCGGCGGCGCACGGCGTGATGCAGGTCTACCCGCCCCCGCCCGCCGGATCGCGCTACCGGCGGACGGGGAATCTGCGGCAGAAGTTGCGGATCAAGAAACTGTCGAAAACGTCGCGGATCGTCGAGAACACCGCATCCTACGCGCGGTTTGTGTACGGAATGCCGCAAGCGCGCGTCCATCGCGGGCGCTGGGCGTCGCTGAAGGACGCGACAGAAGCAGCGCTGAAGGAAGCGCTTGCGGTGCTGAAGGAGAGGGGGAGGTGAGAGATGGAGTGGCAGACCGCGCCCGGCGCGGCGTTGAAAGCGGTCGAGACGGGCGACGTTGAGGGGTTGCTGGTGGTATTCGGTAATCCAGACGCCGTTGACCTCGAAAACGAGTTTTTCACAAAAGAAACCGACTTCGGGCGGCTGCGCGAAACTCCGATCTGGCTCAACCACGCGCAGCCGTTGAAAACGACGAGCGGGGTTATTCTGATCGAGGAGCCAATCGGCTACGGCGCGCTGGAGATGACCGATGAGGGGGTGATCATTCGCGGGCTGCTTGATGCAAAGTATCGCTACCTCGCCCAGATCGCGCCGGAGATGGGCTGGTCGAGCGGGACGGCGGCACACTTAGTGATGCGCGAACCGGCGGGGAAAGCAGTGCACATCAAACGCTGGCTGCTGGGGTTGGACGCGAGCATCACACCGACGCCCGCCGAGCCGCGCACAATGCTACGAAACGTTTATCGGTTAGTCATCAAGTGAAGGAGGAGACGGGAGAGATGACGGAAATCGTAATGAACCAGTCGGAACTCGCTGCCGAGATCGCCGCGCGGCTGCGTGACGAGGTGGCGGCGGCGGTGAAGGCGCATAACGTCGGGGTAGCGACCGGACCCGTCACCGAAAGCGAGGGTTCGTTCGGCGACTTTCTGAAGTGCGTTGCAACCGGCGACGTTCAGCGTCTGCGCGCGGTGTACAAGAGTACGAAAGCGCTGGACGAGACGACCGGCGCGGGCGGCGGGTTTCTGGTGCCCACTCAGTTCGAGGAGCGTATCCGCGCGGTCGGCGCGCCGATGCTGTTCGACCAGTTAGTATCCGCCGGGAGGGGCCCGTTGATGCTGCGCACCAACGCGGCAGAGTTGGCGCTGCCGGTTCTGGAACAAGACCAGGCGCCGAACGTTGAAAGCAGCGCGCTTGTCGGAGGGGTGCGGCTCATCTGGCGCGAGCAGAGTGCTGATGTTCAAGAGAGCGAGCCGAAGTTTGAGCAAAGAATTTTCCGCCCGCACTCGGCGGATGCGTATGTCGCAGCGGCGACGGAACTCATCACCGACGCGCCGCAGGCGCTGGAAGATACGCTCGTCAATCTGTTTGGTCGCGCATACGCAGTGCTGAAGGCGCGGGTGATGCTGCGCGGAACCGGCGTCGGGCAACCGCGCGGGATCGTCGGGCATCCGGCGTCGATCAGCGTGACGCGGGCAACGGGCGGTACGCAAGTCGAGAACGACACAAACACTATTCTGGCGATGATCCAGCGGCTGCTGCCCGGCAGCGCGACCGCGGTGTGGATCGCCCATCCGTTCTGGCGCTCGCGCTTGATGGCGACGCGGCTGAGCGAAACGCTGCTGTACACCGTCAACGGACAGTCGCTTGTCTACGGCGATACGCTCGCAGGCATTCCGATTGCCTACAGCGAACATTTGCCAACAGTGACGAGCGCGGGATCGCTGGTGCTGGCGGATTTGTCGTACTACGCAATGGTGGAACGCGCATCGTTCAGCGTCGCGTTCAGCGAACACGCGCGCTTCCTCAAGCGGCAGTCGGTGTGGTTGTTCGGTGTGCGGATCGACGGCGCGCCGCTCATCAACGCGCCGCTTATTCTGGCAGACGGCGCGGGCAATAACACTGTTAGCCCGTTTGTCGAGATCGCGGCCGGATCGTAATACAAGCGCAGTGTCACAACACATCTCTTAATTAAAAGAAGATGCTGTGTTGTGACGCTGCTACTGCTGATGACACCGGCGGCGGGGAGTACTACGTTTGGGTGAGGCGGGCTGTCACAACACTGCATAGAAAGAAAAGAAGATGTTGTGTTGTGACGGCGACGGGATACGGATCAACGGTTGAATAGACAACGGGCGCTGTCACAACACTGTATAGAAAGAAAAGAAGATGCAGGTGTTGTGACGGCGCACGAGAGGAGGAGCATACGATGCTTGTTCAGGAGACCATCCAGCCGCTCTTGCGGTTCTTCAACGCGAATGTGACGGCACCTGCGGACACGTCGGTTATCAGCATCGCAAACGCGCAGGCGGTGCGGATTGTGGCGCACACCGGGACGGTGACCGGCTCCGCGTCGTTGCAAGTGCACGTCAACGACACAAACAACACAAACAACTCGGCGCAGTTGACGGATAAGGCGATTACGTCGCTGGCGTCGAACTCGTCTTACGAGATTTTCGTGACCGGCGCAGAGGCATATGCAGCGAAAACGCTCGCATCGCATATGTTTGTACGCATCGCCGGAACGGGTACGGCGCAGATTGCGATTGAGATTTCGGCGTTCCCCGGACGCGATATTCCGGCTACGCTGCCGACCGGCTGGACGCGCGTGCTGTGAGGTAAACGGTGTACGCAACGCCGGCGCAACTCAAGACGTATCTCGGCGTCACATCAACCGCAGACGATGCGCTGCTGACCGATCTGCTCGTGCGCGCTACGTCGATGATTGAGCAGATGACGCGCAAAACGTTTGCTGCGCCAACGGCGACATCTCGGACGTTCGGACGCGAACTGATGTTGTGGGACGCGCAGTTGCAGCGGGATTATCTGCTGCTGCCGTCGGGCGTCTCTATCGCGCAACTCGTCGGCGCGACCGACGGCGACAACGCAGCGATCCCGCTGACGGAAATCGACACGCACCCGCCCGACGCGCCGTACACCGTCCTCGCGCGGCGCGACAAGCGCTGGTGCGGCGCGTCGCAGCAAGCGACGATTACTGCGCGCTGGGGGTACAGCATCACCCCGCCCGCGGATATTGTCCACGCGACAATACGGCTCGCCGCGTGGCTGTACCGGCAGCGTGGGACGGCAAACGATCCGGATCGCCCAACGGTCGCAGACGGCGGGTTAGTGCTGCTGCCGTCGGCGCTGCCCGACGACGTTCGTTCAGTATTGGAGCGCTACCGCGATGTCGTATAGTTCCGTTATCGACATCATCGAACTGCTGGCGGGACTGGCGGTGCAGTACAACAGCGCCGTCGTACCCGTCCGGCGACTGACGACACAGCCGAACTGGTCAGACGCGGCGCAGTTGCCGGTGCGGATTATTCCGACAATCGGCGGGCTGCGGCTGATCGAGGGCGGGGTGTACACCCCCACGCGCGCAACGCGCGCGGTGTGGGAGATCGACGATCTGCTGCTGGTGCGCGATGTCGGGATGGGGCGCGGCGTTGCGGATACGGCGGCGGCGCTGGTGGACTATATCGAAGACTACGTTGCGCAACTGCGGTTCGCGTGGCTCGCGCGCGGCGACGTGCAGTTGGTCAACGTTAGCGGGATAGTGGACGTAGTACGATACGGCGAGCGGGCGTATGAGGGCGTTGCGATGACGACGCGCTTTGCGCACCTCATCCGCGCGCCGTCGGCGTAGGAGGTTACGGATGTCACACTCTGGAGTTATTGCCGGGCTTTACGCGGGTA